GAGGTAAGTGAAGCACAGGAGCAAACTGAAGAGGAAACTACTACTGAAGAAGTAAGCCAACCAGAAGGGGATACCCAGACGGAGCCTGAACCTTCCACTGATAGTGATACTACAGAATCTCTTGATACTAGTAAGACAGACTCGCCTGATACAAAGGGGGATACTCCGGAAACTAAAGAGTTTGATTACGAAAGTGCTTATAAAAAGGTATCTGAACCTTTCAGAGCCAATGGCGTAGATATTAAGGTTGATGATCCAGAAGACATTGTGCGTCTCATGCAAATGGGCGCTAATTATCAGAAAAAGATGTCGCAGTTAAAGCCTCATCTAAAGATAATTAAAATGTTAGAAAATAACGATCTGTTAAAACCAGAGCAGTTAAATAATCTAATAGATGTCTTTAAGAAAGACCCGAAAGCTATAGCTAAGCTTGTTAAAGAAAGTTCTTTAGACCCCTTGGATATTGACAAAGATGCGCCTTCAGACTTTGAGCCTGATGATTACTCTGTTTCAGACGGGGAAATCGAATTAGATCAAGTTCTTGAAGATATCAAAGACACTGATACGTTTAATAGGACTATTAATGTTTTAACTAAATCTTGGGACGCTGCAAGTAAACAAACGATTTCTGAGCATCCTGAAATTATTAGAGTTATTAATAGTCATATGGCTAACGGAGTCTTTGATAAAGTTGATGCGGTACTACAACGGGATAAAGCCTTAGGCAAAACAGAGGGTTTACCTGATGTAGAAGCGTATAAACAAATCGCTGATTATATGTTTAAAAACGGCGAACTTCACACAAATAGTCCTGAAGACAAGTCTAAAGTATCAAGTAAGATGGTAGAAGTACAAGAACAAGCGAATGCTGATCGTAATAAAAAACGAAAAGCAGTAGCTCCGGTTAAGCAGACTACTACTAAAAAAGCTCCAGCTGAGGAAGATTTTTTAGGTCTGTCAGATGAAGATTTTATGAAGAAGTATGCTGTCCGGTAATTTATCACTATTTAAATAGGAGCCTTGCAGAAAATGGCTTTATCAACTGCGAATGCTTATAAGTCTCCTTCTAGTACTGCTAGTGGGACAGAGTCGGGAATAGGCCCTCAAGCCATTACTGACTATTATTTTAAAAAGGCCCTTATAGCTGTTCGGGATCACCAGTATTTCATGCCTTTGGCTGATGTACGTGCGATGCCTAAGCATATGGGTAAGAAAATCAAGCAAGATGTTTATGTTCCATTGCTTGATGTATTAAACACCGGTGACCAAGGACTCGATGCTGCTGAAGCTGCTTACCAAGTAGCAGGTACATGGACTGCTTGGAATTCTTCTGGTGTGCGGACTTCTTATGCTGAAGCCAATGAAACAGATGCTCTAACTGCAGCAGGTGCTAACGGCGATGTTGCATTGAATGACCAGAATCTTTATGGTTCACAAACAGATACTGGTGCTATTTTAAATAAAATCCCAACTCTCCGTGAACACGGTGGTCGGGTTAACCGAGTTGGTTTCACACGTACTCAAGTTGAAGGTGAACTTCTTAAACGTGGTTTTTTCACTGAGTACACTCAAGAATCAATGGATTTCGATTCAGATTCAGAATTGTTATCACATATTGTTGAGGAAGCTCTTGTTGGTGCTAATGAGATTACTGAAGCTGAGCTTCAGAAAGATCTAGTTACTACCGCAACTTCTGATGGTACGGCTTATTTCTGTTCTACTGCTCCTAGTGGAGCTGCTGTTGCTGGTTCAACAGTTGCAGCAGGTGCTACCAGAACAGCATTAAAATTGGCTGTTGATGAAGTTGTTATCTATGAAGATCTAATGAATCTTTCTATTGCTTTGGATGATAATAAAACTCCTAAGCAAACAAAGGTTATTAGTGGTTCTCGTATGATTGATACTAAAACCGTTATGGGTGGTCGTATCATGTATATAGGATCTGAATTGATTCCTGTAGTACGAAAGATGAAAAGCATTGATCCTAGTTCTAATGTAGGAGATGGTTTTATCAGTGTAGAAAAGTATGCTGATGCGGCTAATACCGTACATGGCGAAATAGGTTCTGTTGATCAATTTCGTATTGTTGTAGTTCCAGAAATGCAGCATGACCGAAAAGGTGGTGCAGCTGGTGGTGATAGTGCTGGTACCGGTAAAAATGGTGCAGACATCTTCCCAATGTTGGTTGTTGGTGATGGTGCTTTCACTACTATCGGTTTTCAAACTGATGGAAAGAGTGTTAAATTTTCCGTTAACCATAAGAAGCCTGGTAAAGAAATTGCTTCTTTGGATGATCCATATGGTGAGGTAGGGTTCTACTCCATCAAATGGTATTACGGTTTTATGGCACTTCGTCCAGAGCGTCTTGGTATTATTTGGACATTAAAAGCAGCAATATAAGTAATATTGTTTGACCGTCCCTCCGACCGCTACTCGCAGAGTAGCGGGAGGGGGACACTCTTTTAAATTATAATTCGGAGGAAGCATGGAAGACACTACGCTAGCAGCTCCCATTAATGGAATGACAGATGACGAACTTCGTCAAGAATTAGCAGATAACGGGGTTACGTTACATCATAAAACTGGAACAAAGAAACTTGCTTCTACTCTAGCTGCAGTTAGAACTAAAGAGTATAAAGAAGACTCTAATAACGCTGATCCGTCTAAAATGAGTAATGAGGAACTTACTGCTTATTATAATAAGCACGGTAAAATACCTGGAGGTTCTGAAGCCGCTAATGCAGCAGCAGCAAAACATATAGCTAACAATGAAGCTAATACTCCGGAAAAAAAAGCTATGCGTCTTACTCGTGTAGTTGTTATTCCTAATGATCCTGGTATGACTCAGTATCCAGGACTTATTTTTACTGTAGGTGCTTCTGGAATCAATAATGGACGCATGATTAAAAAGTTTGTACCGTTTAATAATGAAGAAGGTTGGCATGTTCCGCAGATTATTCTTAACCAG